CGAGCGATGCCACGTCCAGGTCGGACGCTACGCTCAACAGGTTGTTCTGCACGCCGCCCGCCTTGATGAGCGGATGGCTCGAGCTGAACAGCGCCACTCCATCCGGGCCATAGTACGCGCCCGTGCTGTCGAAGCCGTTGTTATAGACCGAGGCCGCTTGAATCTCGCGCGCCTGGCCGACCGAGTTGGAGAGGGCCACAGCGCGACGGCTGATGATGCCCACCTTGTCGTCTTCCACCAGTTCCTGCGAGGCCGCGATCCCCAGGCCGTATTTCACCGGCTTGAAGTTCTGGTAAGGCCCCTGCACGAAGGTGTCCGTCGGCGTGTCTTCGGTTTCCTGCACCTGCACCGGAAGCCCCACGCCCGCCATCACTACGTACTGCTCGATCGAGCGGTTGGTGGTTTCCACCCGCATGAGCTTGTCGAACTGCCGCGGCTTCGCTTTGAAGGTCTGCCAGATCTTGGCGTTGAGCGCCGGCAGCATCGTCTCGTTGAAGAAATCGGAAAATTGTCCTCTGATTTGCATAAAAGTCTCCTAGAGGCCGCTGCCCGCTAGACCCCCACCAACTGGTTGGCAAGCTGGAAGTTGTTGAACTTCACGATGATCCGGGCGTAGGCGCCGAACGCATTGTCCGGGCTGTTCCACAGCTCGATCACTTTCATATCGAGCGTGTTGGTTGTCGCGACGCCGTTGGCCGAATGGCCGGACAGGTGCGTGATGCTCGATCCCGCGCCCGCCACCAAAGCCGCGTTCATGTCGAGGTTCGCCGCCGCGATCGTATCGATCTGGCACTCGAAGAGCTGCGAGTCGGCCGGGATAATCAGGTGATCCGTCGCGGTCGAAGCCGCGCCATAGACCAGATTGACGCCGGTTGCCGGCGCTCCCGCCGTGCCGGCGGTGATGCACTTCGTGTTCTTCGTGCCGTTGGCCGCCAGCTTCACCACGTCGTTCAAAAAGAGCGCCGTGCCGTCGCCTGCGAGTTTGTGGGCCCCCAGGCCGCCCGCGCCCGGGCCGCCCGTCATCGACCGCATCAGCGGCCGGAAGCCATGTGCGTTGTTAACGTTCGCCATCTTTCACTCTCCAAATGAGAAATTGGGGCAGTCTCCCGCCGTTTCCCCTCATCGAGAGCGAAGACCTGGCTGCCTGAGGTGAGCCGCGCCCGGATGCCCGTTTGTACGGGACCAAAGTGGACGCGCCTGCTTCGCGTTCCTTACTGATCGACGACTGCGGTCTTCCCGCCTTCGGTCTTAAACCGTTCCGTCATTTCCTGGAGTATCCGATTGCCGCGCTGCTGGAAGTGCCGATTGCGAGCTTTCGCGCGCTCCTCGGGCATCTGTCCCAACACCATTCCGCGGACGGTCACCGGGTCTCCCTTGTCGTCCTTCACCACTTCGTAATCGCCAGTGCCGCCGTTTTCCTTTACCTTGCGCGCCGAGAGGAACTTCGGCCGCATGCCCGGCTTCGCGTGCGCGTCCGCCACTTCCTTCAGCGGATCCCGCGCCTCGTAGCTGTCCATGTCGCGGTGCTTCACGTCGTCGCGCCGCTGATCGAGCGCCTTTTGCCACGGCTCGACGGTCACCGAGACGTGCGCCCCGCTCTTGCCTTCGTTCCTGGCCCCGATGCCCTCGTCGGTCTGCTGCCATAGGATCTTGGTCTGTACCTCGATCGGCAGATCGCGCACCAGCACCCCCGCCACGTGGCAGTCGAGCACCGGGTTATCGAGCGCCTCGGCCGAGCCGCCGAACGGCTTCGAATCCGGGATGCCGGCCGCGTTCTGACGCTCCGTCTTCTCTGCCAGGCGCGCCTCGCGGTTCTGGCGCTGGGTCACCGCGCCTCTCTCTCTCGCTTCGGTTGTGAACGCCACCTAACGCCTCCCTCTGCCGCGCTGGCCGCGCACTTCCCTGGCCGACTCGGCGAATTGTTCTTGCGTGATCCCCATCTGCTTGATCACGTCGCGCGCCTCCGGTCCCAGCATGTCCAGATCGGCGTCCGCATCGCGGCCGCGGCTGCGCGTCCCGTCCTGCGCATCCGCCCGCCTGCGCCTGTCCTCCTCCGGCTCGCGATCCTGCCGGTCCACCCGGTCGTAGCGATCGCCGTCGTCGTCCGGATCCGCGCGCCGCGCCGGCGGCCGCTTGGCCTCCAGCTTGGCCTTTGCGGTCGACGCGGCCGCGTACAGCGTGCTTGGCGAGTTCTTCGCCCGTGGGTCCATCGCCACCAACTTCTTCAGCTCCACGGCCGTGGCCGTGAACAGTTCCGACTTGGCGTCCTGCAGCTCGGGGAAGTCGCGCACAATCTGCGCATCGCTCCCCATCTTCTGCCGCTCCACGTCGATCGACCGCCGCGCCACTTTGGCCGCGATGTCCGCTACTTCCGCCCCGGTGACGTACCCGGCCTTGCGGATGAAGGCTTGGATCGCCGCCGGCCCCTTCGAGATGGCCTCCGCCCACTTGTCTGGATCGCTAAAAATCTTCTCGTCGATGTCCGCATCCCCGGTCACTTCCGGGACCAGGTCGGCGGTCTCGATCTGTTCCTGCTCTTCCTCGGCGTGTTCGCCCCTGTCGGCGCCGCCGCCGGCGCGCGCCCTCTGGGCCCAGAACTTCTCCGACTCCCGCGCTTCGTCCCGTTCCCTGTGCAGTGCGTCGACTTCCGCCCTGGTCAGGGTTACCTTGTCGTCTGCCTTTGGGTTTCCGCCCTGGGGCTTATCGCCCGCTGCGGACGGTTGAGCGCCCTCTCGGGTGACTTCCGCTTCTACTGGCATTTACAGTCCCTTCTTTTTCCAGAATTCGGTGTTCCCGTACAGATCCGCTCTCTTGGGCACGTACGCGCCATCGCACGCCAGGCACATAGGCCGGTAGATTCCGTTCTCGTAGTGGATCGCCATTCTGACTCCGGTATCGCCATCCCCCTGGATGGCCTTGATCTCATTGACCGGCTTCCCGCACTCGGAGCACTCGCCCAGGTAGCGCCCCGTCGACAGCCCATCGAGCGCCGCCAGATGCCGGTGATAACAGTCCTGGCAAATCGTGAAGGCCTGCAGCCGGATGATGTCCCGCGGGCTTCGCCCCTTCCGGCAGTAGGGACAAACCTCCGCGATGATGCAGTGGGGCGGGCCTCCTGGCCTGCCTTCTTCCTTTAACGGCTTCAGTTGGGCCTCTTCAACCTGGTTGCGATCTCGACGCCGGCTATCACCGCCCCTACGCCCAAGATCCAGCCCAGAAGCACAGCCGCCAGCATGTCAGTCCTTCACCGCGAGCTCTGACCGGTGCGTCGATTTGTACCCGCACCGGAACCGCCGCCCCTTCCACAACACTCGCAGCCTGCGCAGAACGTTCATGCAGCCTTTCCGAACAGCTTCGCCAGAATGCGCCCGACGATCCCAACCCGCTTCTCGGGACGAATCCCCGCATCCTCGCGCAGCTCCGCCTTCGCTTCGCCGCCGATGTATCGTTTCTGGCACCGTACGCGATGCATCGCGCGCTCGTGCCGGTCCGCCCCTGGATCCACCGCGCCGGCGCGCCAGTGCCGTTGTAGTCCCTTCGTCATGCGTGAGCCTGCGGACCGTTGCGTTTCCCGTAGAGCAGGCAGCCGAGCAGGACCAGCGCCAGCGCCACGCCCACCTTCACCGCCTCGCCGTACGGGATTCTGTCCCACTGCACCTGCTGCAGCAGCAGGAAGCCCGCCGCGCCTCCGGCCAAGGTCGTACCGATGTCCGCCCCCGTCGGCATTTCTACGCCACCACGGCGAGAGGAGGGCCCGCGATCTCAACGGCCGGCAACGTCGCCGCTACCGGCGCAGCCGGCATCAGAATCGCTAACAGAGCCGGAATCAGGACCTCCGCGGCCCCGATAATCTCACCGGCGGTTCCGGCGTGTTCCGGATTCTTGACTGCGATCTCCGCCGCGGCCACGCCCAGGCCGAGCAGGAAATTCGTAATCTGCGTTGCCAGAGAAGGTTTTGCTGTACTTGTCGTAGTTGGCGCCATAGTTTCCTTTCAAACGTGCAAACGCTTAAGCGTCTGCTGCCTTGCCCCACCGGATCGCCATCGGCGACCCCCAAATTTGAATGCACTCGCCGAATAGAGGCAGATCGGCCAGCGCCTGCGGACTCTCTTCTCTCGGGTCAAACGACTCTCCCGGCGGATCGAGCACCCCGTCCGCTTCCATCAGGAAGCTCTGGTACGCCGAGCAGAACATCCGCTTCCGGTTTTCCGGCGCGCGCAACGACAGCAGGTAATCCACCAGGCCGCCCGCGTCGTACCGCACCGTTCCTTCGCAAGCGCCCACCGCCGCGTAGAACTTCTGCAGGTCCATCCGCGCGCGCGTCGATGGCGCCAGCGTCAACAGCCAGGCCCGGCCGTTCGAGTACTCCAAGCGCAACATTGAGCCAAGCGGATGCCGTTGCGCGCCCGACACTCCGCCGCCTATCGTCGATTCGGTCTCCACCACGTCCAGACCGCCCTGCACCGGGTCGCACACCCCTGCCGCATGAGTCAGCCGCGAGCGGGTCCGCAGTTGGATGATCGTGCCCACCAGATCCCCCGGCGCGCATTCGCACACCACGATGTCGCCCGCGCGCATCTTCGGCGCCGCCGCGGCGTAGAGCTGCTCGTTATCCATGCGCGCCCTCTCAGGCCTGCGCGAAAGCGGCCGCGAACTCCGCCGCGCTCATCACGCGCAGCTTGCCTTCGCCAAAATTCAGCACGTAGCTCCCCGCGGCATAAACTTGGATCCCGGCGCCCGTGTCGAAGGTGAACTGGTACGGGATCTGAGTCGCAGTCACTCCCACCGGCTTACTCGCGTATTTCCCGGATGGCAGCGGCAGCGGAAATGCCTGCCCGTTCCATGTGATGTTGCCCTTGCTGTCGATGTTCAGTAGCACGTCGCTTGCTCCTTGAGACTTAGTCGTCCTGGCTGGGACCGTTCAGCATGTTGCGCATGATGCCGTGCGCCTGGCTCCGTGGCTGGTTCGCCGCCGGCTTCACGCGCCTGAGCCGCGGGTTCGCTTTCTTCGCCGCCGGCGAGGCCTCGCGCGTCTTGCTCGCCAGAATCGCGCCGGCCGCCTTCTTCCCCACGCCTGCCTTCGCCGCGATCTTGTTCTGCATCGCCGCGAAACCCGGATGCTGTGCGCTCATGGCTGTTGCTCCTTAACCTCGGACTTGATTTCGTCTTCCAGAATCGATGGCAGCGACAGAACCATTCGCAGCGCCGCGATCGCGCCGCGCGCCATGGCCGTTGTTCGCTCGTCGGCCGGCCGCTCCAGCTCGCGCCGATGCCGCTCCAACTCCCCGGTCAGCCGCCCCTCAATCAGCCGGTACCCGCTCGACGCCCGCAGCTCATAGAGCGCGTCCAGATCGTCGCCGGTATACTTCGTGTCGGCCATTTAGAGCATTCCGTCGTGTGGCTGCGGAGCCATCGTAGCCCCGGCCTGTTGCGGTCCTGGCGGTATATCGCCGTTCGCCGGCGGCTGGTTCACTCCTGACTGCATTCCGCCGCCCGGCGGCGCGCTACCGCCCCCGCCGTACATCGCCGCCAGGTTCGGCGGCAATCCACCCGGCCCCTGGCCCCGACCCGCCGAAGCGTCGGGTACCCCGCCCGGCCCCTGATTGAGTTGGTTTACAAGGTGGGAAGTGAGCGCCTGCATCAGCATCTTCGTCCGTTTCTGCTGCTGGGTATCGAGGACGTGCTTCACCATCTGCGCGATCGCCTTTACGTCGCGGTCCGGATCCCGCCGCGCGTCTTCGAGCTGCCCCGTGTGCTTCACCAGGTGCAGATCGTCGTTGTCTTGCGGGTTCACGTGGACGTCTGTCTCGCCTTCGAGCATCCGCGACCATTCCCGATCCGGCGTCTGCGGTTCGTCCAGGTCCGGAGGCGGAGGAACCAGCGTCGCGAAATCCGTGATGCCGAACTCGGTGGCCACCCGGTTCGTGATCGACCAGAGCGCTTTCGGGTTCGTCGCGATCAGCGGGTTCTGGCTCACCAACTGGTAGAACCCCAGAATCTCGGCCTTCTTCTGCTGCCGCGCGTACACGCTGGTGGCGAACTTTAGCTTGAAGTCGTACCGGCCCCCGAACTCCTTGGCGGTCATATACGCGCCGCCGGCCTTGATATCGAACAGCCCGTTCGCGGCCTCGCCCGTCGTCCGGAAGAAAATCCCCGGCTCGGTCTTTGGCGCCAGGTCGCAGTCCAGTTCCCAAAACTCGGTGATGATCGCCTCGAAATCCTCGCGCAGAATCGCCGAGTCCAGGTACGCCCGGATGTTGCCCTCTTCAATCAGCGCCAACTGCCCCGTGGCCGTCTTAGGCGCGTTCGGCCTGTCGATCGCCCGGCCCAGCGATTGGTCCGTGATGCCGGTCACCCGCTCGCTCGTGGCCAGGATGTCCTGCTGCTTCGCCATGGCGTATTCCAGGTTCGGCGTGATCTTCACTACGTTGACCGAAGTGGGATCCTCGGTCGGATACGCCATCCCGGGTTGCACCTTGAACGCCTTCTGGTTGAATCCGCCGCCCGGTTTGAAAAAAATGATCGGCCAGACACTCAGCTCGCCCGCCGCGGTGAACAACCGCGAATTCGCCGTGGCGTCGTTCTCCAGGTCCTCCAGAAGCGCGCCGAACCCTTTGGGCCTGTACGTCCCGTCCTTGATCAGCGTCGATTCGACGAACGGCCGCCGCTTCCGCATCTTCGGGTACAGCTCGAGCAGATCCTGCACGCCCACGATCTTGCGCAGCCCGGGGATGTAGCGAACCACCCAGTCGGCCTCGTACGGCAGCCGCTTCTCCAAGTCGTCCACCTCGGCGCTCCGCTTGTACTTCTTCAGCGGCCGCCAGGCGCCGTACCACTCCCAAACCCAGATCCCGCGCCGCCCCAGCACGTAGTAGTCGTAGTCCACGCCCTCCGACTTCTCGCGCTCCGTCCGGACCGGATCCATCCCCGCCAGCGTGTAATCGTTCGCGATGTCGCCCGATTTCGCCCACGAAATCAGTTGCCTCACGAACTCCGGATCGGACGTGCCCTGGAACAGCGTCCCGTCCCCGCGCTGTAAGTCGTCCACGGTGTAGCGCACCCGCCGGATGACGTGCGAAAAGTCCTGTAGGCTGAGAACCCCCCGCTCCGGAGGAACCATCAGATCGTCCGGCTCGAGCGGGAAGAACCCCGGGCCCTCGTAATCACATACGCGCTTCACCTGGCCGTGCTGGATCGTGTCGAACTCCCGCCGGTACCAGGGGCGGTACGCGGCCGCGTGGCCATTCAGGATGCGCCGGAACTCGAACACGGCCAGCGGATTGGTGATCTCCATCTGGTCGAACACCCGCGAGGTCATATAGCAGCCGACCTTGTGGATCTTCCGCGCGTCGTCCGGCCCGGTGGCCCGCGCCGTGATCGCCGCCTCGTCGCCCAGCAGCGCCTGCATATCCCGCGCCAGCTTGTTGAAGCACTGCCACTGCACCAGCGGAACGACGTGGTTGGGCTTGTCTTCGTTGCCGGCGCCAGGTGGATCCACCCGCGCTTCCCACTTCTGCATCCACCCGCGGCAGCGCTCGGCCCAGCGCAGGTGCGTTGCCTTGTCAGTCAGAAAGTCCTGCTCAATGCGGTCGACCAGCTTGGACTTCTCGCCGTCCGGCAGCGCAATCTGAAAAGACCGGGGGCGAGCCATCAGGCCCGCCCCCGCAGATGGGAGGAACGATTGGTCACTTCGCCCGTACTATCGCCCCGGGCCGCGCTCGGCTTCAGTGGGGCGGGCCTCCTGGCCTGCCTTCTTAGAGTCCCGGCCCGAAGATTGCAAAACCAAACAGCGCCTCAAATAGACCTAGCGCACTCTGGCGATACGCGAGTTCCTCCAGTCCCGGCTGCCGGCGTGCCATAGTTCTCGTCGCGCACCAGTCCGCGTGTTCCCCCCGCCCAAACACGCAAGCCTCGCAGCACTTCGCCGGATTCGGCTTGTACGGGTTCGAACGCGGTCCATCGCGGTCAGGCATATACGATCCTTTCCCGCCGCCCGCGCCGCGCGATCGCGCAAGCCCAGCGCAACTCCTCCAGATAGATCCCCTTTGCGAACTCCGCCAGCCGGGCGTACGCGCTCACCGGAGCATCAAGCCGCTGTATCCTGGCCCGCCAGTGAGCCACATGCTCCGTGTGTGTCTGACAGGCAGAGAGCGGCATGGTGCAGAGCAGCGCGTTTCGAGCGGCCACGTCCGCCCTCCGGCGCGCCAGCCGGGTCGCCCTCTGGTCCGCAAGCATGCGCCGCTCAACGTTCGACATTGGCCGTGTCTTCCGCGGCCTGGCCCCCGTCTCAGTCCTCATCCTGTTTCCCTCCGTACCGCTGCGCCTTCCATTGCTCCTGTCCCTGCTGTTGCACCGCGTCCCGATACAAGAACGCCCGCCGCGCGTACGGCAACCCTTCTACCGCCAGGGCGGCGCTGAACACATCGTCGTCGTGCTTCTGCCCTTCCTCGCGCCCATTCGCCTTGCGCACAAACTCCCGCAACTGCTGGATGGTCTCCGGATCGTGCAGGTGGATCGCGCCCTCGCGCAGCGCCCGGTCCAGGTTCGAAATCAGCACCGGCCGGAACACCGTGTTCGTGTCGTAGCCCAGCTCCTGCAGCAGCGGCTGCCGCCGGTCGCTCGGATCCCGCTGCTTCGAATAGATCAGTTCGAGCGGGTACTGCAAGGTCAGCAATTGCCCGATCACCGCCTTGCCCACCGCTTTCTGCTCCGGCACGAGGAACGCCCACTGGTAGAGTCTGCCCAGCCAGTAGAGTTGCTGTGCCCACGGCATCGGCTCCAGGCGCACCTTGAGCTTGGCGCACCCCTCGCCGTCATCCGCGTCCAACACCGTCGCCGAACACCAGTCCGGGTCGCTCGATCCCTTTTTCGCGGTCGGGTCGATTCCCTCCGCATGGTCAGCCCCGATGATGTAGTGCCCACCCGGGCGCGGCATCCGGTACACCACCAGGTCGCCCCGCCCGTCTCCCGCCGGCAGGAACTGGACCCGCTTCTCCACGCCGGCGTCGATCACCTCCAGCTTCCCGCGCGGCGCTTCCGCGATCGCCGGCATCCGCGCCACGGCCGCCATGTCGAAGATCGTCCGCCCCGACGTCAGAAACGCTTCCTGCGGATTGCCCGGATGCTCCTGCTGGAACCGCTCCGCCTTCCCCTCGCACGAAGTCTCGATCAGGAACCGCCGCCACGCGAGCTGCCGCAGCGTCAGGTTATACCGCTGCTGCTCTTCCCACTCCGCGCGCGTAAGGCTCTTCTGAAACGCCGCGGCCGACGCGTACCCCAGGCGCGTCGCGTCGATCGCATTCTCCGGATGCTCCCAATATCCGAAGAACACGAACGCCCAGCCGGACCGCCCCGACTGCGCCAACTGGCACAGCTCGTAGAAATCGCCGCCCATCCCGTTCGCCGTGCTCTCCACAATCACGCCCGAGTCCGGCGAGTTCGGCACGCGCTGCATGGCCCCAGTCATCAACGTGGCCAGCGAACGGTAGAAGGCCGCCTCACTGAAGTGCAGCCAGTTGAACGGCGCCGAGCGCACAATGTCCTCGTTGTTCGCCGTGCCCACCAGAATGCTCGATTCGTTCGCCCACCGCAGCCACCGGTCCGTGTCCTTCACCAGGTCCGGCAGCACGATCGCCGCGTTCCACTCCTCCCCGTACGGATGCTGGCTGTACGACTTGATGTATTGCTGGTAGTACTCGAACACCAGGTCCGCGTGCGCGTAGATATCGGCCAGCACCAGCGCCCGCCG